GTGCTTCTTTTGAATGTTTTACGTCCAACACTTCTTCTGTTTGGTCTGCTTCTAGATGCACTAGGTCTATTCATTTTGCCTACTCTAATACTGGCTCCTGCTGTCTTTTTTGTTCTGGATCTTTTGATCTTCATTGAAGAACCATAACGTGCTTTGGCTTTTTTGATTGCCATTACTCCACTTATTTTTTTAGGCTGAGTACACACACTTGGTGAACTAACAACACGTCCTTTTCTAGGGCCTGCTGTACATCTGTACTTTCGTACCATTTTGCCGCCTTTGGTACGAGACCAAATTTGGACAACTGATTCTGTGACTATTTCTGTAATTTTCATACCTTAACCTGTATAGTATGAATATTTAGCACTTGTGGGGGGTGTTTGAATTAACCTGGAAACTTTAAAAGTAGTACAACAATCGTAGATAGTAAGCCAGCAACTATTGTTCCTGTGGCACCTATGATCACTTTGACCATACTCTTGTTGCCTGACTGAATGTCTTCGTGAATAGACTCTACCTTTTCCTCGATCTTTTCTAATCTAGTTTCAAGGTTCTTGTATCTCTGTTCGCACAAATCAACGTGTGCTTCTAAATTTTGTTTTTCCAGCTCAGTAGCCATTTTCTCTCTCTTCCGTTTTATCTATTTTATTTCTCTTGGAAGGTGCCTTGTGTTTATGCCTCTATAAGCCTTATATTGTATTTATTTAACTTTTTTAGGAGTTATCTATCTGTTTAATGAACAGTATATTAGTGTGTTCTGGATCCATTGTTCTGTAGGCTCCGGTCTTAATTTTAATGGTCTCATCCAAACCTATAATCATTGGAATTAAATCAAAGTCCTCTTCAAAGAATTCTTGCCTAACAGCATCTGGAAAATCAGGCTCAATTACTGTGGTCCATACCATGTGTTCTCCCACATAATTTTCACCAAACTTTAGATTGGTAATGTCCTGTTTTTCTGCTGTGGGTCCTGACACAATAATCACATTGGATCTCAATTGAAGTGAGTTCTCAAAAGTCATGTAGTTGGCATGTTGATTGGCAGGCTTGTCCTCTGCTGAGCGAGTACGTCTTGCCATGGTTTTTGTGATGTCCAGTAGTGATAATATTTTGTATCTCATGTGCTGTTGTTCCTAGCACATTTACTTATATGTCATAAAAAAAGAGCGTCCAGTTTCCTGAACGCTCTTTAATGTTTGTTATTGCGATATTATAGATTACGCAGTGAATGTTGCTACTAGTGAAATTCCACTAACTGCTTCTGCGCCACCTGGACCACCTTGTACTGCAATGTGGTTACCGTTAGCCGTACCTTCAACTGCCGCTATTGTGCCGTTGTAAGTAGTTGTGATTGAAGTTATCGCTTCAGCATGAGTTAAAGTTCCTGTTGCTACTGCATAGATGTAAGTAGTTGGACCTAAACCGCTTTTTGCTACAACTGTCGCTGGGTTTGTTCTTGTTGCCATTTTTTTTCTCCTTTTTATCGTTAAATGACACACTTCGCTCCGAAGTGTATATGCAATTATTTAGTAGGTTTTGGTAAAATATGTGTGCTACTATATTATTTACGGGTCTTTTTGGCTCTAGATTGTAGTGCTTTTAGCACACTCACAAAAGCCGGACCTGCTTTCACAATATCGTCTATCAATTGTATTGCTGGGAGATAGGCACCCACTATTGAAGATGGTATAGATTTGCCTGAGAGAGCCGAGTCTATGAAACGTTTCACAGCCACTAGATTTTTGCCTCCCACTAGATATCTGTACAATGCTAGATCTCTACCTTGAGTGCTGACATCTGGCACACTCACTTTAGGTTCAGCATCGTTGACTCTGCCTGTTTCCAGATTCCTGTCAGCGGCTAATTTTTCCAAGTGTTCTATGCTGTCAGAACTTCTCAATTTGGCTCTTGCCGCATGAAGTAGTCTTGTGACTAGATTTTGTTTGTCACGGACTGAAAGTGTATTGAATTGAAATAGACTTCTTCTGATTGATTTGTAGTCTGCGTTTCTAATCTGTAAACCGGTTTCGATGTTCAAAAACACCTGCATGATACTGGGTGCTATTAATCCTTGTTGTAGAGCACCAAGGTATCTATTGAACGCCATTGTAGGGAAACTGCTTTTCTTTCTCATCTGCATGGCATTTTTAGGATCTTTCAATTTGTTGATTGCTTCTTCATCACCTGTTACAAAATATACAAAGTTATACAAATCTGTGGAATACATTCTGAATCTGTCGTAATTTGAATGCTTGGTTTCTCTGGCATATCTTGTGGCTATTTGTCTGTATGTAGGATATTGGTTCAACAGTTGTAGGATTAACAGTGTAAGATACAACCTTTCTGCACAATCTGTGTATGTGAGAACTTTTTGATCTCGTGAATCACGAGTCATACGTGCTTCAAATAATGAACTTAAAAAGTCCAATTGATTAGTAGTTGCTTGGTTCTGCTTTATCGATTCCATACATTGACACAAATAATTCTACCATATCTTTTGATTGTAAAAACTTTTCAATGGTTTGACTTTGTTGAAGATCTTTTGTGAACTGTGCTTTTACCTGAGGTTTAACACTAGGTGCAGTTAACAATCTTCTCAACACTGTGGCTTGATTCATTGACACTTTGAATTTTTTGCCATCATCTGTTGTCACTGTGTCCAATGGATTTGGATTGCCTCGACTGTCCAGTATTTTGCCCAATTGATTGAATATAGAATCCTGCTTGAATTCTTTATCCATTCCCGCATTTGGATCATCTGCTGGATCTATGTCTTTAAACTCTTTTATAAATTCTTTTGCTTTCATTGTGTTCTCCTTATCTATTTATCGCTCTGTTGGCTCTAGTGAATCCAGAACGTTTCACCAATTTCATATTGCCTTCAGGAGATCCTAGTACATAGCCTTCTCCGCCCGGTTTGCCATTGATTGTTGCTGTTATATCGCCCTGTGCTGAATCCAATTGATTGATAATTGAATCTTTCACTGTCATTATTCCGCCAACCAAATTCCACAGTTTGCTGAATGCATTCATGTTTGCTGTAACATATTCTTTAATTTTGATTCTTTTAGGCTGACTCACCGCACTAGCCGCCAACCATCTTAAAAAATCATCACCCAATCTTTTTAATCCTGTATCCACTTTGCTATTGGTATATGTGTACAATATGTTTGGCAGATCAGTCAATTTCATTTGTGCTATTTTGTTTTTGTTCAACAATTTGTCTATGTCTGCTCCACTGTTGTTCACTAATGATTTCAATTGGTCCAATCCTTTCACCTGGATAGGATCTTTTTTGTTAATTGTTGTTGGTGGGATTGCCAATACAGAACCTTGTATCATGTCTAAATCTTTAATGGGTAGTATTTTTCCATCCTCAGTTAATGTGTGATGTACAACCACTCCAACTTTACTGTTGGCAATCTTTTGTCCTATTTCACTATTAACATCTACATTGTACTGAACAACATTAGGTTTGAATACTAAACTATTTCCTGTTTTCTTAGGTGTATTGAAGTATAACATATCTCCTACAAAATATCCTTGAAAGTTTTCAGGTACTGCTTCTGCCATTGTGTTAAACACTGAAGCCATTTTCGAAGCATACTGCGATTGTGATTTCTTCTTGGTAGCATCTTTGCCTCTACCCATAATAACACTTTTTAAATCTTCAGGGTTAGTTGCTCTGCCATCATATCCTTTAGCAACAAATCCAGACTTGTCTGTAAAAATAAATTCACCATTTGGATTTCTACCAAACACCACTGCAGGAGAACCATCCCATTTTATTGTGAGTGACTGTGTGCTTTTGCTTAATGATTGTAATTGTTCAATTGCTCTTATGGCTCCTTTAGAACCTTCCCAAAAGATTAAATCTTCTGCGTGTTGGATTCTTGATTCTTTAAGTGCGACATTCTTTCTGTCCACTTCTTTAAATTCTACTAATCTCATATTTTTATTTTGTTAAGTAATCTTCTATACCACCCAATAGGGTCATTCATATTCTCAGGCAATTTTTTTCCCATCTTAGCAAATGAATCTTTAACATCTGCTATTAAAGTATCATAGTCTGATCTGCCTTTAATTTTTGCGTGTATGGTTTCCACAGTGTTAAGATCATTGGCAGTGGCTCCTTTGCCCAACAATAATTCTGCTATCTTGTTAGGATCTTTAGTAACTGGTTCATTGGTGTCTCTGTTGAGTAGTCCTGCTTTGTGACTCCATTTGTATCCAAGTGGTTTCGCTATGGAAGCCATCATCACGTGTCTGTCTGCACCTTTGTATTCTGATCCAGGTTCGCCACCTTGTAAACTCCACTTCATCCATTCCGGATCACCAAACATTAAATCTGTTTGTACATATCCATTCTTGGCACTGCCTCTGATTGGAGTTTTGAAGTGTACACTGATACCACTCTTCTTAACCCATAGTTTAGGATCTTGCTTGTTTTGAATTGCCCACTGATTCAATTTGTCTGCCAGTTGATCTTTTGTTACTTTGCTCTGGTCAATAGCAACATCTAAATCACCTGATGTAGGTGCTTTGCCAGTGGTACCTAATGTGTTATTCTGTAAATCTAGTCCTGTAATTTTTTCTAACCAAGCAAGTGTAGGGGAAACGTCTGCTTGATTAATTCTAGTTGTGGCTATTTGTCCATTAGGATCTTTGAATACATTGCCACCCTCTTTAAGAATCTTCATTTGTTTTTTTGCTTTCAATTATTTTTTTGATGCCAACTTGAAACTTCTTGGCTTCTTTGTTACGAATACTGTTTAAAAAACGTCTTTCCAACTCCTGTGCTTGTTCTTCTGGGTAATTCTCTGCGATTGTGTTCAACAGATTCACAGCACTTTCAATGATGTTTGATCCGGTTGTTTCTATGAAGGCTTCAGCGTCATTGACTCTGCCAATGTTTCTCAATTCATCTAGTATGCTTCTGGTACGTTTTTTCATAGTCTTGCCCTACTTTTTACTATTTACCGATTAGAAAGCAAATATAAAGCAGGCATTCATAGTATAACAGGTCTAATTTTGGTTGTCAATCTTTTAATTGGTAGTGTATTTCTGCCTATAAATACATATATTATTATGGACTTTTTAACATTTGTATCAGAAGTGGGTTTCCCAATAGCAGGCGCTGTGGCTTCAGGAATCTTTATCTTTATCATTTTGCGATTCATTCTAGCAACTGTGACAGGCTCTGTGAATGGTTTGAAAAACATCATTCAAAGTCTAGACAACAGAGTGCAGACCATGAACAATGACCTTATCAAGATAGACACATTGCTTTCACACATAGAAGGTGTCAAACCTAATGTGGACAGAATAGCCGCCAACGAAGGCAAGGAAGACGCAAGGAAAGATTAATGACTGTAGAACTAGCCAACGCAATTAAAGAGTTTGGATTTCCAATCATAGCCGCATTTGGATTGGGTTACTTTGTGTACTATGTGTGGACTTGGGTAACCACAGAAATTAAACCTGTACTGGCAGATGCCAACAAAACATTGATTGCCTTGATAGATAGAATTAGAATGTTGGATAACGATATGA